TCGTCTAGACTACATTGCCAGTGTAGAACTTGGTCAGAAGAAACTAGACCACAGTGAGTTTGATACCTTTAAAGACTTCTATACTCATGGTTGGCAGAAGTTTGTGGAGTACAACATTATCGACGTGGAACTTGTTGACCGCATGGAAGACAAGATGAAACTGATTGAACTTGCCATCACTATGGCGTATGACGCCAAAGCGAACTATGCTGATGTTTTCTCACAAGTTCGTATGTGGGATACGATCATTTATAACTATCTAAAGGATAGGAATATTGTTATTCCCCCCAAAGAACGTTCAGATAAGGACTCCAAATATGCAGGAGCATACGTCAAGGAACCGATTCCTGGAAAGTATGATTGGGTTGTGTCTTTTGACCTTAATAGTCTCTACCCTCACCTTATTATGCAGTACAACATCTCGCCAGAGACCCTCTGTGAGGAAAGACATCCCAGCGCAACTGTTGAGAAAATCTTAAACGAAGAGATCACCTTCGAAATGTATAAGGACAAAGCGGTATGTGCCAATGGGGCAATGTACCGTAAGGATGTTCGTGGTTTTCTTCCAGAACTGATGGAGAAGATCTATAAGGATCGAACTGTCTTTAAGAAGAAGATGCTTGCCGCCAAACAGGAATATGAAAAGACGCCTACAAAAACTCTTGAGAAGGAGATTGCAAGGTGCAACAATATCCAGATGGCTAGGAAGATTCAGCTTAATAGTGCTTATGGCGCTATCGGTAACCAGTACTTTAGATATTACAAACTCGCAAACGCAGAAGCGATTACACTCTCTGGTCAGGTCTCTATCCGTTGGATTGAGAACAAAATGAACCAATATCTAAATAATCTTTTAAAAACTGAGGCAGAGGATTATGTCATCGCATCTGACACTGACTCAATCTATCTTAATATGGGACCTCTTGTTACTAAATTTTTTGGTAATAAGTCTGACGATAAAACAGCAATTGTGGGGATACTTGATAAGATCTGTCAAGAAAAACTGGAACCATTCATCGAATCCAGTTATCAGGAACTTGCGGATTATGTTTCGGCATATGACCAAATGATGTTTATGAAGCGTGAGAATATTGCTGAACGTGGCATCTGGACTGCGAAGAAGCGTTATATTCTCAATGTTTGGAACAGTGAGGGAGTTCAATACAACGAACCTAAACTGAAGATGATGGGTATTGAAGCAGTGAAGTCTTCTACTCCTGCCCCATGCCGTCAGATGATTAAAGACGGTCTAAAACTGATGATGAATGGAACTGAAGACGAAGTTATTGAGTTTATTGAAAAGTGTAGAATTAAATTCAAAAGTCTCCCTCCAGAAGAAATTGCTTTCCCAAGAACCGCATCTGATGTCCGCAAATATCATTCTTCATCAGACATTTATGTAAAGGGTACACCTATTCATTGTCGTGGAGCACTTCTATTCAACCACTATGTAAAGCAGAAAAAACTGACCAATAAATATTCACTTATCGGTAATGGGGAAAAGATTAAGTTTCTCTATTTGAAAAAACCAAATATCATTCAGGAGAATATTATCTCCTTCATTCAAGACTTTCCGACAGAACTTGGTCTTGACAAATACATCGACTATGACCTACAATTTGAAAAGAGTTTTGTAGAGCCCCTCAAGTCTATTCTTGATGCCATTGGGTGGTCTGTCGAAAAAACTGTAAACCTAGAATCGTTTTTCTTTTAATGGATCTTCCTATTAATGACAATGAGCTTGCCACTATCGTGAAGGCAATGTCTCTTGGTGGTGACACTGCTTTGTATCAAAAACTCAAACTTGTAAAGGAACTGCGTGAGCAGGACCTGCCTTATAAAAAAATTCTTCGTGAACAATACGGGATGGTTGCTTGATGGACTTTTTGAAAGATATTGTAAAAGAAATCGGTGATGACTACACTAAACTAGCAGCAGATATTGACGAGACTGAAACTTATGTGGACACAGGTTCGTACATTTTTAATGCACTGGTTTCAGGTAGCATATTTGGTGGTGTATCTGGGAATAAGATTACTGCTATTGCTGGAGAGTCTTCTACTGGAAAGACTTTCTTTTCTCTCGCTGTGGTTAAGAATTTTCTTGATACTAACCCCGATGGTTATTGTCTCTACTTTGATACTGAGGCTGCCGTCAACAAGTCCCTACTTGAATCTAGGGGTATTGACCTCACTCGGTTAGTTGTAGTCAACGTCGTTACTGTTGAGGAGTTCCGTAGTAAGGCACTCAAAGCGGTAGACATTTACTTAAAAAAACCAGAAGAAGAACGCAAACCTTGCATGTTTGTGCTAGACTCTCTGGGGATGCTTTCCACTGAGAAAGAGATTACAGACGCACTTAATGATAAGCAAGTTCGGGACATGACCAAATCCCAACTCATCAAAGGTGCATTCCGTATGCTTACTCTCAAGTTGGGTCAAGCAAACATTCCTATGATTGTTACTAACCACACCTACGATGTCATTGGCGCTTATGTTCCTACAAAGGAGATGGGAGGCGGTAGCGGTCTTAAGTATGCTGCTTCTACTATCATCCATCTCAGCAAGAAGAAGGAGAAAGACGGAACTGAAATCGTCGGAAACCTTATCAAGGCTAAGACTGCTAAGTCGCGTTTAAGCAAGGAGAACCAAGATGTTACGGTACGTTTGTTTTACGATGAGCGTGGTCTTGATCGTTATTATGGTCTTCTTGAACTCGGTGAAATGGGCGGTCTCTGGAAGAATGTCGCAGGACGCTATGAGATCGATGGCAAAAAAGTCTATGCTAAAGCAATTCTCAAAGACCCCGACCAGTATTTCACTCCAGAAGTAATGCAGCAACTTGATAATATTGCTAAGGATGAGTTTAGTTACGGTTCATGATTAATCTTTTTACTGGTGATATTGAATACAAACAAGTTGTTCGTTATGGAAAATTAGTTGAATCTTATTATGTAACTAAGTGTGGAATTGTCTATAGCACTAGACGTAATAGAATACTAAAACAATCTAAAGGAGGTAATTCTTCAAATTATGATAATGCATATTGGATTGTGGGTATTAATGGAGTAACAACTCATGTTCACCGTATTGTTATGGAAACTTGGAAACCCATTGATGAAAATCCCCCAGAACAGTTAAAAGATGATTGGGATATAGCACCAGAGTCTTTTAAGCAGTGGGTCAGAGAAACTGCTTGGGTAGATCATATCAATGGGGATAAAGATGATAATCATGTTGATAGCATGAAATGGGTTACCCCAAGACAAAATAACCATCATTTTAAAAAGTCTAATTCACAAGAAATTTAATTATGGAGCGAATTGAGACTACTATTCTCAGAAACCTTGTTTATAATGAAGAGTATTCTAGGAAGGTAATTCCTTTTATTCAACCCGACTATTTTGAAAGTAGGACAGAGAAAGTTGTCTTCCAAGAAATCGTTCACTTCATTGTAAAGTATGGGTCGGCAATCACGACTGAAGCACTCAAGATTGAGTTAGAGAATCGCACCGACTTAACCGAAACTGAGGTTAAGGAAGTTCGTGAAATCAGCGATGGTTTCCACGATGCTCCTGTAGAAGGTCAGTGGTTGCTTGACACTACTGAAAAGTGGTGCCGTGACCGTGCCATTTATTTGGCACTCATGGAGTCCATCAACATTGCTGATGGTAACAATGAGAAGAAGAACCGCGATGCGATTCCTTCTATCCTTTCTGATGCTCTTGCAGTGTCCTTTGATAATCACATTGGACACGATTATCTGAATGACTATGAGGCACGATATGAGTCATATCACCGCAAAGAAGATCGCATCCCGTTTGATATTGAGTATTTCAACAAGATTACGAAAGGTGGTCTTCCTAACAAGACTCTTAACATCGCTCTTGCTGGGACAGGTGTTGGTAAGTCTCTTTTCATGTGTCATATGGCTAGCGCCTGTCTGCTTAACGGACGTAATGTGCTTTACGTTACAATGGAGATGGCAGAGGAGAAAATTGCTGAACGTATTGATGCAAACCTTCTCAATGTCAATATCCAAGATCTGACAGACCTGCCTAAAACAACCTTTGAGAATAAAGTTACCAAACTCTCAAAGAAAACTCAGGGTCAACTAATTATTAAAGAGTACCCTACTGCCAGCGCACACAGTGGACACTTTAAAGCACTTCTTAATGAACTCTCACTTAAGAAGTCATTTAGACCTGATATTATTTTCATTGATTACCTTAATATATGTGCTTCCTCCCGTTATCGCCAGACGGGCACTGTCAATTCATATAGCTATATTAAAGCTATTGCAGAGGAGCTTAGAGGGTTGGCTGTTGAAGCAAACGTCCCTATCGTATCTGCCACGCAGACCACTCGTTCTGGTTATGGTAGCTCTGATGTGGAGCTTACTGACACTAGTGAATCCTTTGGTCTCCCTGCTACTGCTGATCTTATGTTTGCCCTTATTAGCACAGAGGAGTTGGAACAACTCGGACAACTTATGGTGAAACAGTTGAAGAACCGATACAATGATCTATCGGTTTACAAGCGTTTCATTGTGGGTATTGACAGAGCAAAGATGAGACTGTATGATTGTGAACAGTCCGCCCAAAGTGACATTCTTGACTCTGGGCAGGATGAAGAGTATAATGGATACGAAGAAAAACCCAAAAAATCATTTGAAGGATTTAAATTTTAATGGAAAAACATATTGACTTTCAACGCTATCAAAAGTTTGTTGATGCGGTTACTAGCGATGCCTCTACTGATTTTCTCGCTCTTTCCGACCGCCTTGTTGCCCTTGATGAGAAGGGTGCCAATATTGAGCGACTACTTACTGCAGGTGTTGGTATTAATGCTGAAGGTGGGGAGTTCCTTGAAATCATCAAGAAGATGGTTTTCCAAG